ACTTAATTGCATGATTAAATCCTCCCAAATAATTGTATTATTATAGTACCCATACCTAACACTACCATCACAATCATACCTAAAACTACTCTTTCCAGTCTAGACATTTGAACTTTTAATTCTTTAATTTTTTCATTTGTTTCATTTTGCATAATTCTGCATAATTTTTCGTGATCGTCAATTCTTTGATGTGCTGTATTTGTAAATAATTTTTTTTTAGACATTATTTACTTCCACCAATGTAGCCACCAATAACTCCAATTAATCCTGTAACTGACATTTTCATTAATGTAATGACACTATCATCTACTGGTCTATTTTCTTTTAATGCTACAATATAATCTCCAACAATAATAGTACCTAATAAAATTAGAACACCACTTGTAATTAATAGTATTACTATGTCTTTAAAATTTTTAATCATTATCTTCCTTGCCCTTTATATCTTTTTTGAGATTTTTGTCTTTTTTCATTTTTATTCTGACTCTTTTTATGAATCCCTCTTTTAGTTGGTTGATCACGAACCGTAAATTCTTTGAATTTTTTAGCCATAATTTTGTTCCTATGTATATTTACCTATAAATTGATTGAATGTTGCTTAAAACGTCTGTATGGTCGATTAAACATGTATATTTTGATGGTTTTAGTCTTTATTTAATGCTTTTTCTAGGTATAGAATAAAGTCCATTGATTCTTCTTGTGCTTCCTTAACCCAATGTTTGAAAGGCTTGTTATTTTCACTCATGGTTTTTCCAAAATTAACCATTCCTTCTTTATGTCGTTTCAAATGTTTTTCAATTACTTTATTAACTATCGGATCAACAGTAATATTTCCTTTTAACGAATCGTCTAGTTTGCCTTTTATAAATTTGTTAAGATTACTTAATTTTTGAATTTCTAAATCTTGCTTTAATATTATCTCTATTAATTCTTCTTTTGTTTTAGCTAAATGTACTTGTATAAAAGAATCCATTTTATAGTCTTAACATAAGTTCTGTAAATTCGATAGCAACAACTAAAGCTAATTCTATTGCTAGAATAGTATGATAAATGTGCCAAACAACACTATTACCTTTTTTCTTTTTCATAAGACCTTTTTGCTATTGGTTTTCTTTCATAAGTTTTAATACCTATGTGTTTCAATTCACTTGTTATATCTGTCCATATTTCTCCACCACATTGTTGCCATAAAGCACAGAAATAAAAATCTTCTGATAAATATCTTTTAGTATTATTCTTATCTTCTAATATACCTTGTCCCTGTATTCCACAGTCAAAAAAAGCATATTCTTTTTTGCCATTAACTTTTCCATTATCATCTAGTCTTACAATAACTTCTGTAAGATATTCTATTTGTGGATATTTCTTTAATATAGTTTGAAAAACACTTCTTTGAATACACATAAAACCAGTTCCTGCATAATCACAAATTTTATATCCATTTTCATTATCTTTAAAATTATATTTACCTACTGGAAAATTAACACACCAACCTAAACTAGCATCTCCATCTTCAATCTTTCCATCTTTTTTAATTGGATAAGGTGCTGTAGATATTGGTTTATCAAGATTTAAAACTCTTATAAAATCATCAGGTTGAAAACTTATATCAGCATCTATAAAAAATAAATGAGTATGATCTGTTTCTAAAAATTGTGCTACTAACTTATTTCTTGCTCTTGTTATTAAGCTATCTCTTAACCACATTATACTAATACCAATGCCATTTTGTAAAAGTATATCTCTTATAGAAATTATTGATGATATAGTTTCTAAATGAATTTTTGTATCAAAACTAGGAATACAAATTAATATAGATTTTTTTGGTTTCTTTTCCACAGTTTATTATACTATGGCTTTATTGGAAACACAACTCCCTTAACATCTTCAACAGTAGTTAAACCATTAGGTAAATCTCTTAAAGCCTGTCTATAAGTTGTCATATCAGCAGTTAAAGTATTATCAGATAAAGCTAAATAATCTGTTGCCGATAATAATCTATTTCTTTTATTTCTTAATTCAGCTAAAGCTGTAGCTGGTGCATTAGTTATAATAGCTGCTTCTTCTATATCTCTAGCAGATTCTTCTTCTGCTGTGAAAGGTATTATGTTTCCGTTTATATTGTGATGTCTTGACATAATGTTTTATACTCCATTGTTAATTGTTAATCAATACCATATAGGCAAATATCTCCAGCATCTATGTTGCCAGAACTCATTTGAAATCTTACTGCATCTACTGCACTTGTTGTATTAAAATATCCACCTATAAAACCATTAATACTAAAATCAGCTTGATGGTATTCGTTAAAACAAGCTGTAAAATGTTTTACAAAAGCTGTAGAACTAGGATTATATAAATGTAAATAACCAGCAACACATTCATCATTACCATTACCAGTAGCTATTCCATCTGAAAAAGGAATAAAATTTGTTGATTGTGCTAAATCATAATCAGCTCTATAAGCTAATCCAGCAGAACTATCTCCTTCATTGTGATATGCTCTAAATAAAGTAGTTGTTGCAGTAACTCCATAACTTGAACCAGTATTAATTGATGATTGAAAACTAAAATGTTGTGCATCAGTTTGTGGGTGAATATTATTAAATGTAAAATAATACTCCTTATAAGTATCATCTAGCACCACACCATCTGCACCATCTACAAAAGATAAAGTAGCAGAACTAGAAGCTGTTAACTTTTTAATAAATATCATACTGCCTAATCCAGTAATACTTCCAAATGCTGTTGCGTTACTTACAGCTTTATTATTTAGTTTAACTATTGCCATTATGAATCCTTTATTCCGTAGAGTTTAATTTTACCAGTATCTATGTTGCCTGTATTAAATTTAAACTGAATAGCATCTACTGCTGATGTTGTGTTTCCATAACCAGCTAAATTACTATCATTTGAAGCTGGGTTATCTGTCATCTGATTTGTTCTGGCTATAAAATGTTTTACGAATGTTGTAGAAGATGGATTAAATAAATCTAAAGAACCACTTAAAGATAAATCATCATTTGTTGTCATTGTTGTACTTATATCTTGAAAACCAGTACCTTGTGCTAAATCTCTACTTGCATTATATCCTAAACCATCAAGATTATCTGCTTCAAAATGATATGCCTGAAACCATGTAGTAGTCTTAGCAACATTATAATTAGAACCACTATCTATTGAAATATTAAATCCAAAATATGAATTACTAGCACTTGGGTGCATATTAATAAACTTAAAAACATAAATAGGATAAGTTGAATCTAATACAACACTATCTGTACCATCAACAAAACTTAATGTAGCAGAACTACTAGCAGTTAAAGTTTTAATATGTGTCATAGCACCATTTGCTAATCCAGTTGCAGCAGTAACAGCACTAATACTGTTGTTGTTATATTTAACTAATGCCATATAATTTTATTACTCCACTATCTATGTTGCCACTATCAAATTTAAACTGGATTGCATCAACTGCAGAGGTATTGTTTAAATATCCAGCTATATATCCTGGCATATCATAATCAGTATCTCCAACTGTATCTCCAACTGCTATAAAATGTTTAACAAACGTTGTACTGCTAGGATTAAACAATGTCATAGTTCCTACTCCACATTGGTCTGCATCATTACCGGTATTACCACAACCAATAATTCTTGAAAATGCAGTTGATTGTGCTAAATCTGAACCAGTATCATAAGCTAAAGATGCCGAACTATCGGCTTCATTGTGAAAAGCATAAAAAGATGTAGTTGTTTTTACTACATTATAATTTGAGCCACCATCTATTGAAGCATTAAATGTAAATACAGCAGCATCTGTCTGTGGGTGAATATTATAAAACTTAAATACATACTCATCATAAGTATCATCAATTCCAGCTGTAAAAGAAAGTGTAGCTGAACTAGATGCAGTTGCTGTAGATATTAAAGTCATTGCACCACCAGAAATAATAGCTGGTAATGCTGTTATACTAGCAAGAGAGTTATTGTTGGCAAGGTTAATAGCCATTGATTACTCCTTTGGATATCTGATTAACTTTAGCTACTGCATCTTTCCAGTAGTAGTACATTACATTATCCAATACTGCATATCAAGTGTCTCCAATGCTAGGATAACTCTATCT